TATCTTCTCTAAACCTGCATATGTAGGAACACAAGGGTCTGTGCCTATGTAATTTACCCCAGCTGCAATTGCACCCATAAGTCTGCCACCATAACCCATACTAGGATCCCAAACTGTACCTGCTTCAGTACCTTCTAGTGGTGAATCTTTATCAACAAATATATCATATAAAGTTGCGGCTGCTGTAGGTCTAAAATTAGATACCATTTGAGTACCACTATATCTTCTCAACATAGCTCTCATATCTGAATCTGTAATTTTGTGTGCTTCTCTTTTTGTGAAGAAAGTTCCTGTAAGTATCTTGTTAATACCTTTTTCTAAATGATCTTCGTCTTCCCATATCTCCATGGGTGTCTTCATCTTACCACATTTAATAGACCATGCGTGGTGCATATAAGACCATGCAAGTGTTAATCCGTGTGTTGATTGACCTATGATTTTGTTTTGTGTATCTAATAAAGTATCTCTATTAAATGATAAGAGTTTATTAAACTCATCATCTCTCCATCTTCTATCTTCAGGATAGTATGGAAATCCTTTATTCTCTTTCCAGTTCTTTATTACTTCTTTTGCGTTTGACATATACATTCCCTGGTAGAGTACCTTTTGCCCAAGTAGTCTTACCGATTAAATTCATATCCATTTTAACATAAAATCTGTTTGCCGTCAAGTTGTCAGCTCTTACTGATAAAAACACATCTCTAGGACAGTACTCAAAGAAATCTCTCAATATTGCTTGAGCCATACCAGACCCTGGCGAATCACTTGCAATCTGGTGTAATACAGTATCGCCTTTTCTAACGTGAACATCACCTATAGTTTGTTTTCTTTTTGCGTGATGAAAGGTTATCAACACTCCATCTTCCAAAATGAGTTGTTTTCTAGCAATCATTCTTTTCATATAGTCTGTTCTTACGTGTGGGAACCATTTCTTATGACTATAGAATATCTGTTTTACTTTTTGAAAATCACTTTGTTTTGCAAAAATCATTCATCTCCTTGTTTCAATAAATCTTTTAATCTAGGATTGTTATAACAATCTACTACTAAATGTAGTCTATCAAAGTCAGCCTTATTATGTACAGCGTGTGGTTTAGATACATCTACAAAGTAATATTTTCCAACAGTTAAGTTAAAGTGTTGTTCGTCTTTACCTTCCCATAGATAAAAATGTACGTTGTTGTTTGTTCTTAATGGTACGTGTAATCTTACAATGTTACCATTCTTTATTTCTTTATCAACCTTATCTGTATGTTTCTTAATAGTTGTACCTGCTTTTAATCTCATAATTCTTACTCTTTCAAGTTCTGCTGGTATATGAGATAGTATTTCTTTTAAAGGTAATAGAGCAGGTTCTTCATATAGTCTTGTCCATCTTAATGGTTGATCCTCTACATCAGATTTTAATACTCCTGGTTTTAAAATGTTGTTTATGTCATCACTATATCCTCTTATTGATATAGCATCCCAATTGCCCTTTGCGTTGTATTTTGTTTTAACTGCTGAATAATTTAAACCATCTAAAAAAGTTATAGTATGATCTAAACTTTCTGTATATTCAGGTAAGTCTAATTCTTTGACGATTCTTCTTGTCTTTGTTTCCATAATTCTTGTACCCTTTTTATTTCCTTATTTCGCTTCTTCATAGCAAAATCTAGTTTAAACTTACTAACTTTTTCAGTAAAAACTAATCCGTTCATATGATCTAGTTCGTGTTGATAACATCTGCTTACTATACCAATCATATCTTCTTCCTGTTCTTCTAAATTTTCATCTAGGTATTTTACTTTAACAGCACTAGGTCTTTCTATATCCAAAAATAAGAAAGGGAAAGTTAAACAACCTTCTTTTAATCTTGTTGTCTGCTTACTTTCTTCTATTATAGTTGGATTAAAACACACCCATTTTTTTCTTTTATGTATTTCAGGATGGTCGCCCATTACAAACATACGATAAGGTTTGCCTACTTGATTTGCTGATAGGCCTATACCTCCATACTTTGTCATTGTTTCAAACATACTGTCTATAAATTCTTTTAGTGTTTCTTTTTCTTGTTTCTTAAAAGTTTCAATATCAAAAGGTGCTATGCTTGATAAGACTCTTATATCTGATGGTGGTAATAGTTCATATATCATTGTGCCAACCTTGTAAAGTTTTTGTATTTCTCAAATTTAATTATATTTGTAAACTTGTCAAATAGTATATCCCCTTTGTGCGATATAATAAATGTATTTTCTTTTGCTAGTGTTTTAAGTATTTTAAAAAAGTCTTCGGTACCTTGACCATCTAAACTACTATCAAATATTTCATCTAGTATTAATAAGTTTGTATTAGTACTGTTTTTCATTTTAGCAATAGTACGCCATGTAAATAATAATGCAAGGTCTATTCTTAATTTCTCACCCTCACTAAAACTATTATAATTAAATGTATCTCTATGGCGACTCTTAATTGTTTCGTTAAACTCCTCATCTAAATTAAAGTTAACAAAGAAGTCCATAGATTGTAAGTACTTATTAATTAAGTTATTCATTATAGGTAGATACTTTTTAATAATATTTGCTTTAACACCTGTATCATTAAGTATCTCTCTAGCAATATCAATGTATTTCTTTTCTTCTACAGCCTTCTCTTTTTCTAAATTCACTTGTATTAATTGTTCTTGTACATTTTTTAATTCTTCAGCAACCTTATTTGTATTTTGTTTATCATTCTCTAGTTTTGTTATTTCGGTATCTAATCTATTTGAGTGTCTATTGATTTCTGAAATAGAAGTGTTTATTTTTGCAACAGATATATTTAATTCAGATATCTTTTCAGCAATCTTATTCATCTCTTGTATCTTTGCTTCTGTTTTTTCTGCCTCTTTATTTAAATCCTTTAGTCCTGATTCTAATTCCCATATCTTTCTTTTCTCATCTGATACCTTGTTCTCTTTAAATGTTATATCAATGGGTTGTGTACAAGTAGGACAGTTATCATTATTTTCAAAAAATTCTAAACTACTTTTATGTCTTTCTAAATTGTTTTCAATCTTCGCTTCAAGTTTGTATAATTCATTTGCTTTTTTATTATGTTGGTCGCCACCCCACACTTCTGCTTTTGTAGATATAATCTTTTCATTAAGCAATTGTAGTTTCTGATTATAGTCATAATTGTTTTGTGCGTTTTCTTTTAATTGTTCTTTTCTATTTTCTATATCAGTATTATCTCTATTCTGTATTTGTTCAAAGTGATCGTTTTGTAATTCGTATTTTTCTTGCATTAAATCATATCGGTGTTTAACATCAACAACAGATTTATTTAACTCACCTTGTTTCTGTCTTAATAATAAGTCCATATGACTAAAGACTCTTATGTCTAATATTTCCTCTACAACCTCTCGTCTATATCTAGCACGTAGGTGCATAAAAGGTTCATAAGAAGTAGAACCTAATATAACAACTTGACAAAAGGCACGATAATTACATTTTAAAATATTTTGTTCTAGCATATTTTGATAATCTACATTAGAAGCCATTTGGTCTAATAGAATACCATCAGAATATATCTCAAATACATTTGGTTTAATACCTCTTATAATTTTATATTTTTTATTATGTGTTTCAAGTTCACACTCTATTTCACAATCAGCATTATTGATTGTATTAACAAGTTGCTCTTTTTTAATATCTCTAAATGACCGATTAAATAAAACAAAACATAATGCGTCAAGTAAGGTTGATTTACCTGCACCATTCATACCAATAATTAATGTTGATGGTGATTTTGCTAGATCAACTTCTATAAATTGATTGCCTGTAGATAGAAAATTACGCCATCTTAATTTTTTAAAATATATCATGCTTTAGTATCACTTGCCTCAATGTAAATAGATTTTAAATATTGTTTCAGTTTTGTTTTATTCACATCTGTTTCTAACTGGTCAATATAGTTATTTAGGAATGTAACTGTATCTTCACCCATTTCTAAAATATCATCTCTTACGCTAGCTTTAATATCAGAATAGTCCTCTATAATATTTAAATCGTGTACTGTTATTTCATTATACAATCTTTCCGCAAATTTGTCAAACATCATATCATTTGTCTTGTTTAATACTATTAATTTAACAAAGTGATTATTGTAAGGCGCCAAATCAAAGAGATTATAATTATTCTTTTTATCATCATATATTATCTTTTTATGAATTGTATTAGGGTTGCTTACTCTGGTTAATTCTCTTGTTTCTGTATCAAATATAGTAAATGCTTTAGGGTCTTTATAATCTGACCAAGTCATCTCATATTGAGCACCACAATAAAATATTTGTCCATCATCTGTATGTTTATGAAAGTGTCCTGATATTACTCTTTCAAATCTACTAAAGTCTGATTTTGCATTTCCATATTCATTGATAATACCATTTTGCATTTCAACACCTTTTATTTCTAAATGACCTATAAGAATATCTGTTTTAGCTGTTCGTAGCATTTCCATAGAATGTTCTCTATTGTCATCACAAATCCAAGGTACAAATAAAATATCAGTACCATCAAAATTTACTACTTCAGATTTTTCATATACCCAAGGTTCGTTTCTTTTATCAAAGGTTGTATATAAGTTTTCTATTGCATTAACATTGTTGGTATTTTTAAAATAGGTATCGTGGTTTCCAATAATTATATGAGTGTCTATTTGTTCTTCATATAATCGGTCCCAAAATCTTTTTCTAAAAATAGAAGCTGTTTGAAAATTAATAAACTTACGTCTATCAACAACGTCTCCTAAATGTACCAATGTTTTGATATTGTTTTCCTCCAGATAGGGGAAAAAGATTTCATCATAAAACTTTAATTGATAGTTTCTAAACGCTTCACTATCATTTCTGACACCGAAGTGTGTATCATTTAGTAGAGCGATTTTCACCTGTTTTTATCCATTGTATTTGTTCAAATAATTAATAATGTTTTTCATGACCATTATCTATCCTTTTACCAATGGTACAAAAGCTACTCCAGTTAATGACTCTTGGTCATAAGATGTTTTTGTCTTTGTAATTAATTCTAATTTACCCTTGTAAGGTATAATCATTTTACCACCCACATTTAATTGCTTAATCAACTCTTGTGGAATCTCATTTGACATAGCTGTAACTATAATTCTATCATAAGGAGCATTCTCTTTCCATCCTTTATAGCCGTCACCAACTTTTAATTTAATGTTTACATATCCTAATTGTCTTAATAACTTTTCAGTCTTTTGCGATAGTTTAAAAATTCTTTCTACTGAATAAATATCATAAGCCATTTCTGCTAATATAGCGGCTTGATAACCTGAACCTGTACCTATTTCTAATACCTTATCTAAAGGTTTTATATTAAGTTTATCGGTCATATATGCCACAATAAAAGGTTGTGATATTGTTTGACCAAAACCTATTGGTAAAGGTGTATCTAAATAACCAGCACCCTTTTCTTTTATAAATTTATGTCGTGGTACTTGTTGTACTGCCTGTAGCACTCTATCACTAATAGACTCATCATAAGTCTTAATAATTTTAATCATTTCTTTCATATCTCTAATGTGTGCCATATACCATCCTCTCTATTGGCAGTTTTGCTTTTCTCATTAGGTATAATCTTCTAAAATGCTTTTGTAGGTTCTTTTCTTTCTTTTCTTAACCTTTATATCTTTCATTTGAGGTTGTTCGTCTGTAGATGGTTTATTCTTTCTTAAAAATTCTAAAAATTGATTTTTATAACCGCTGTTTGTATCTCCAGGCATTACAGCAAACTCATCTATACCTGCTTGTTCAATCATCCTATATTTAATGTTTGATTGTTTTTTTTCTTTTTGTATTCTTCTAATAAAAGCATAATATATTATTTGTGTAAAGTAAGCAAACGGATTGTTTGATTTGGCTGGGTTAAAGTTTTTAAGATATTGTAAGCAATTTTCTATACCATCAGAAATCATATCATCTCTAAAAGTATAATTTATAAAATTAGGTCTATAAGATAAGTGATTAGCAATCTTTAAAAAACACTCACCTATATAATTTGTTACAGGTGGTGATTTACGCCCTCTTTTGTCGTTTTTCTCACACTTGTCCTTAAACTCTATCATCGCTAATAGGAACTTTTTATTATCTACGTAATGTTGGGATTTCTTTTTTGTTTTTAATTTTATAGTCATAATATAATAATACTATAATTTTTGGGATTTGTCAAGCTTCTCCAGGTTTTTTTGTGATTTTTTTTCGCTTAAATCCATCACTAGGATTGCGATCCAAAAAATCCTTTATGTATTCAGAATATATCTGCTACAAAGGATGATATGCCTTTAACTAAACACCAACTTCAACAGAATGTGAAATAGAATTTGTTGAACAATGATCTGCTCTAATATTGTTATGTTCAGTTACAACTGCTTGATTATTATATTCATTATAAGCTTCTTCGTTAGCAAAGATTATTTCATAAGTAAAATTCAATCCATTTATATCATTTGTTTCAACAACTTTTTGTGTAATTTTACCCTCATCAAACATAGTGTTGATTAGTGCAGTTAATCCTGCTGACATTGTATGCAAAGACACGTCAGCACTCGGTTTTGTATATTTAGTTCTTACTTTATAACTCATATTTCTATTTATGCTTCTACATAGCCTGTATTATTGTCTTTTTTAATTTTTTATTTTCATAGGTGCTTGACATGTGGGAAATAGATGATATAATACCTATGTGGGTTGTTGCTAGAAAGCTAGCTACCTCACGTTAGTGAATCCTTTTACTAGGCATATTCAACCAGTTAGCCATATCCTTTAAGTTCTTCTTATTAATATTGTTATCATTTGATGGCGGAAATTCGTCTCCTGATGGAGGAATTTCATCTCCCCATTCATCATCTTTCATATCTCTTTGTATAAATCCTGGTAAAGCTTGTTTTGATTCTCTCAATGAACCAACAAGTTTACCATATCTATGTGTAAATTCATTGGTAGCATTGCATATTGTGATAATTTTATCAACAGGTATAGTTACAATTCTCTCATCTGTAAAACCAACCCATTTAACTAGCGCAATATAATCAGATATGCCGTGTTCAGTAATACGAGGAATGTATTTTATTAACATCGGCTCTTGTAATCTCAATAGTTTTGAGCTATCAGGTAGTTGATTTTCTTTAAGAGGAAATTTGCAACAAATTTCTTCACCAGAAACTAGTCTTATTATCTTAACAGCTTTTGTATCAATTCTATTAATCATACTACTATTTATCTTTTCCATTCAAGGAAACGCTATGTATTTCATAGTTAAATCCTTCTCTATTATATAATTCAACCCGTTCCTGGAAGTGTGTTAAAGTAAAGTTTTTCTTACCTTTGTATGTTAAATCATCTGAAATATCATATACTGTAGCGCTTTGTTTCTTATCACCAACACGTAAGCCACGGCCTATAGATTGTAATACTCTTATAGGACTCTTACTAGGGCTACTAAAAACAATGTTGTGTAAATTACGAATATTGATACCAGTACTGAACGTCCCGAAAGAAGCGACAATAATTGCATTGTCAGACTTCTCCGTGATTTCTCTAATTTTTTCTCTATCATCTGTTTCTGTTCCACCATAAACGAAAAACACCTTTCGCTTAGGGTCTGCTTTCTCTTTAATAAATTGATGTAATTGATCTCCGTGCTTTTCAACTAGTTGGAACAAACATAAAGTATTTCCATTTAGTGCCAAGGCAAGATTTCGTATGTATTTATTACGTGCCTTATTTTGAACCAAATACTCCAATTCTTCAAAGTACTTAACACCGTAAACACTCTTTGATTCACTTTCTGGATACTTTAAATTTAAACAGACAATTTTTAAATTTGAGAGTTGTTTTCTATCTATCAATTCTTTTGTTGATACAACCTTATTAACCATACCAAATAGGCCTTGCAATACTAACTTATGTGTTCTACTATCATCTAAAGTGCCTGTCAAACCTATTCTATATTTACAATCAACAAGTTTGGTCATAATTTTTGTCAATGATACTGCTTTAAATAAATGTGCCTCATCACCTAGTACAGCCCCATAGTCTTTAAAAAATTGTTTTGGAAGTTTATATAATGATTGCCAAGTTGATATAACAACTCGTTTGTTTTCATCTATTTCATAACCGTGATATTTTCTACTAACATTTTTCTCTACATTAAACCCATAGTCTTTGAAGTCTTTATATAATTGTTCCACCAATGAGGTTGTAGGAACAACAATTAAAATATTATTATCAATGACATTAAGGTAGTGTCTTACCAACATATAAATGATTAATGATTTTCCTGAGGCAGTAGGCGATAATATTATGCCTCTATCATATTCCAAGGC